CAACTTCTTTTAATGTATCAACAGCACTATCAAATTTTTCTTTTTTATCTTTTACAGTTGCAATAGCCTTATCAAATTGCTCTTCATATTTTCCAAGTATTTTACTTTTAAGAGTAGCTAAAAACCCTTTGCCATTTTTCTTGTTTTCGCCATATTTGCTAACTTCTACAAACTCGAAGCTAACCGAAGTATTGCCAACCGCATTTTTTGCATCATTAAAAGAATATTCAACAACATAGCCATAAAATTTCTTATAAAAAGGAAGTGATAAATAGCCAGCCTTTGGATTGTCAAATGCTTGTTGGAGTTTGTCTCGTTCGTTATAATTTTTGTTGCAATCAACAAAACAGTTGACAGATATTTTCTTAAGCATCTTGCCTAAGGTTTCAATGTCTCTTTTATCTGTTTTAGGATATTCAAATTCTGCAAATTTAATTCCACCCTTGATGTTGCTAGTATCAAAAAGAAATTTAGCTTTTTTAAAGCTTGCTGGTTTTATTTTTGAGTTGTTAAATAAAGTCATCTCGCATAAATCATATTAGCGCCTAGATTGAAATTAGGCGAGCTTTGTTGTGTTATAGAAGTATTCTTAGGAGTATTGTTAAAATTGACATTGAGCCCACCAGAGAAATATTGATAAGGGTTTTGACTTATAGGCTGTTGCATCGGTTGACTTTGTGGCAAAGAATCTAAGCCAGCATTACCAGCTTGACCCAATATAACTTTACCTCCAAACATATTTCTTGCACCTGTAATTATTTTGCCAACATAATCATAAATTGTCATAACAATTGAAAGCACTTTGTCAAAATTATAGATTAACAAAGCAATAGCACTTATCCACGAAGTTAAGGGATTTAACCTCACAAGAAATAACAAAGCTTCAAAAACAATTAATATTTGTTTTAATGCAATAAAAAACCCACCAAGAGCTAAGCCAATTGGCAATAAGGCAGTTAAAAATAAACCACCATAAACAATAAGGCTCTTCATCTCGGGCGATAAAGAGCTAAAAGCGGTTGTAATGTCTCCAGCAAAAACAGTTATATCTTTTACTAAGTTTTTTAAATCAATAACTTTAATAATTTCATCGCCAAGCTTACCGAAAGCTTTATTTATGCTATCGCCTAATGTTGAAAAAAGACCGTTAAGAGATTCTGAAAGCTTCTCGGTAGCCTTAAAATACATCCCGCCTTTCTGTGTTGCTTGTGTCAATGCTTTATTAACAAGATCGAATGAAATTTTGCCATCCGTTCCTAATTGTCTTAATTGAGAAATGCTTTTACCAGTTGTTTTTTGCAATAAAGCCCAAATAGGAATACCGTTAGATATAAATTGCATTGCATCTTGACCTTGTAGCTTAGTCATACCAGCAACTTGACCGTAAACTACTGCTAATTGTTTTATATCAGCTCCAGAGCCAGCAGATACATCCCCTAGCATTTTAGTTGTATCAACAACATTTTTTAAGGCTATATTTGAGCCTAGTAATGTTCTTGTAGCTTGCACTATTTCAGGAAGTTGGCAGGGTGTTTTATCTGCAAATTGTGTTAGTTCGTCGAATAGTTTTTTACCTTTTTCTGCGGAGCCTGTCAATACTTCTAATTGAATACCTAGGGTTTCAAAATTAGCAGATGATTTAATTGCTTTTATTCCCATTGCTCCTAAGCCAGTAGACATAATGGCTACACTTTGGCTAAAATTAAAAGCCTTGTCTGACATATTAGACATACTGTTAATCATATTATTAGTTGATTTTGTAAAAGCATTACCAACTTGAGCCATATTATTATTAATTGCTCTGAGCTTAGGGCTTAAGTTATCAACTAAATCATAGATAAATTTAACATTAAACGACATTTTGTTTTACTATTTTATTTTGAGCTTTAACAAGCATATCTAATTCAGCAAGTGGCATTTCTTTTATTTCTTTATAACTTATCGCACCCTTATAAAATACTATAACTTGTGATATTAAGTAAATAATATCTTCTTGAAATCTTACTTCTTCTGTTCGCCAAGGGACCACTTGCTGAGCCAAAAATTTACTAAAAACTCTCCAATAATTTTTTGCTTGTCAAAAAAATCTAATTCGTTAAAATCTGCATCATTTAATGGATTTTGAAAATTTTCATCTTTAAAAGCAACTTTTTTAATTAATCTATTTGCTCTCTCGATTGTCTCTTCATTACCATCAAATAAAATAAGATTTACTACAGAAGCAGTTAGAGCCGTTGTAGCTTCTTCACCTTGATTTTTTTGTTGATCTAAATTTTTATTGACAAATTTTAGAGATTGTATAGTAAAAGTTTGTTGAAAATAATGATAATAACTCTGCACGATATTTAGATTAACATCTTTTAAATAAATAGCTTCAATATCTTTAAAAGTATTTGAGCCGTTATCAATAAAAGAAGAATTTACTAGAGGCTTTATTAATTGAATTTTCATTATGCAAAAATTGGGTTGCCGTTAAATTCTAAGTCAACATCTTCACCATATGATCTTTCAATCATATTAGTTTTTAAAACACAGCCAGAGAATTTATTAACACCATAAACTATAGTGTTGTTATCTCCATTTTGCATTATTTGATTAATGATTACTTCGGTTTCGTTAGAATATCTTATATTTACTTTAATTGTAGAAAAAGCATTCTCGTAGTTTTTTCTTTTAATCGGTGGACCTCCAACTTGTCCAGTAGTTTCAATTTCAGGAGTTCCATCTGTGAAACTTACTTTAGAATTGTAAGGCAAGGTTTTGCCGTTTACCATCAGTAATGGTTTATCTTGTATTGCCATAATTAAGCCTCGAAGTTAGGAATAAGATTAATAATAATAGTTTCAAGTTGAGACACTATTTTTGCAGAACTATCAGCAACTATGGAACCTTCTTGTAAATTTATAACAATGGTTTTGCTAACAAAGTCTTTAAAATAGGCAAGGGCTTCATTACTAGCTACAAGTAAAGCATAATCAGTGTTTAGATTAGCAATACCAGATAACTCTCTGTAATATTCGCATAAAGTAGCAATAAAACCGTCTTTATTTACCATTTTTCTATTAGCAACTACTTGACCGCTTGTAAGTGCATGTTGTGCGAAGTCTTTTTTGATATTTCTAAAAAAGTATTCTCTAACAATCGACATAGTATCAAGAGTATTTACACTTTGATAAGTTTTATCAACATTGCCTGCATTGTCTAGCTTGTAAGTAGTTAATTGCTTATTAATATCAATAAAACTATTTGCAGAGTTGTTTTGAGGACAAGAGCCACCAGAATTTTTAAGCTCGTTCCTTTCAGCTTCTAAGTAGTTATTACCAACATCAATAATTGGCAACTCGTAAGCTATTGTATTAAAATAAGGGATTGCTCCATTATAAGAGCCTCCTAAGGTTTCGCCGTTAGACATTATTCTTGAAATATTAGCTCCAACAGTCAATCTTAATTCACGAATACCAGCAATAACTGCGGATATAGTCAAGTTGTTTTCAAAAATAGCTCCACCTTTATGAGTTGCGGTTGCAATTTTGTTATTACAAATAACATCAAGAGTTTTTAAATTAAGTGCATCTAAAAAGCTATTGTTATTAACATAGGTATCAGTTTTTGCAATGATTCCTAAGCCATCTAGCACTTCGTTATCAACATTGATTCTAGCTTCAGTTAGAGCAGTTAAAATTGATAAAGTGTATTCACTAGGATAAGCAATAGAAGTAAAGCGGATTTTGCTATTAACAATGCTATCAAAAAGAGTAGTTAAGACAGGATTAGTTGCACCGCCATTCATTGCAGTTATTGCAACAGCGATACCAGCAACAGAACTTTTTAATTTCAAGCCTATTGAGTTAGCAATAAGCCCTTTGTGGACTGAGGTTAAAGTAATAGTTGAAGTAGAAATACCAGCACTAACAGGGCTGTTTAAATTAGCATCAATTAATGCTTTTAGTTTAGTTGCGATTGAAACCGCAGTATCTCCAATATTAACATCAATTTGATATTCACCATTTTTAATGCTGTCAACATAAAAGCTTAATGAACCGCTTGCAGTTGCAGTTCCAGTGATTGCAAATGAACCAGTAGCAACAGACCCGCCTGCATTGTCTTCAAGAGCAATAGCAGATACTTTAGGGCGGGTTGATGATATAGCCAAAGTTTTTAACAACGCTCTACCAGCAATCGCTATATGAGAATTTCTGCCAAAGTAATTATTTAAATCAGCTTCTGTTAGAATTTCTTTTAGCTCTCCACTAGTAGCAGTTCCACTAGCTTTTTGACCCACGATTAGAATTGATCTTTCATCCAAAGATGCAAAAGTATTTGCACTAAGAATATTTACTGTTGTTTTAGGGTATTCACTCATTATTTATTTTTTTTAGTTTTAATGATTTCAATAGCATTATCAATAACACTATCTTTTAATCTATTTCGCCAGAATTGAGATATTGGCAGTTCGTCAATAGTTTCAATTTCAATTTCTTCGCCTTCTTTTAAGATGCCAAGCTTTGGATCTTTAATTTGTTTTAGTATTTTAATAATCATTTAAAAGTCAATATCAGAATTAAAATTATTAACAGTGTAATCAACATTTAACAAAGGAACCGCGTCATTAAAATGATTGACTCCATCGTCATCAGTAATTTCACCAGTAATTGCAAAATCGAATCTATGAATATAAGTTGCAACATTATAAATATCTGGACTATTTCCTAAATATAAACAAGGTTGATATTTCTGTTGAGATAGACTACTATCAAATTTATAATTGGCAATACTTTTTAATATTGGTTTTATATAGCTTCTTGCTAAGTCGGCTTCAGCACTCGCTACAACTGAATTTTGTGTTGGTATCGCTACAAATATTGAAAATTCTAGCAATGTCTTAAAATAAAACTGTTGATTAGTTGAGTATGAGTCTGTTGTAATGCTAGCTCCATTTTCCTCAACCCTTTCATCTCCTAAAATTACAAATAGCCATTTCTTGCTAGTGTCATTCTTATAAAAAGCCTCAGCCCTTT